GTCAAAAAGTCCGGCGCGGCGGATTTTTGGGAAACTTTTTCGGCACTTAGAGGAATTCGCGGCCGTGCAAGCCGCGCTTTGGCGTTCCGGGAAGACGGGATGACGCTCGGAAAGACGAGTGACAGCCGGAATATTTAGCGGCGGCACATCCTCGGCATCTGCTTGAAACTTCCGAGGCGTTGAACGGCGCACGGGCCCGCACAGCCATCAGTCGTGACAGCTCGGAGAGACGGCAACTTAGGATTTCGCATGGCTGACACGATCGAGGTTGCAGACGCGCCGGCATGGCTCACCGACGAGGGCCGCGCGGTGTGGCAGCTCGCGGCGCCGTCGCTGCGCCAGGCGGGCATGCTCCTGCCATCGCACGAGACGGCCTTCGCCCGCTACTGCGATCACGTGGCGCGCTGGCGCAAGCTGCGCGACAAGGTCGAGGCTGGCGGCGAGACTTACGAAACCGCGTCGAAGCACGGCAAGCTTCAGCGCATCAACCCGGATTTGAACGCCATGCTGCAGATCGAGGGCAAGATCGAGGCGCTCGAAGATCGCTTTGCATTAACTCCGCTGATGCACTGGAAGCTACGCGAGATCCGCCAGCGCGTCGACGGCAGCTCGCCGGCGCCGATCGGCTTCACGCTGCCGCTTGACGACACTGACGACGAAAATGGCGCGAATGCCGCCGCCGCCAACACCTCGGCGGCTTCTCCCTTCGGGATTCTTAACTGATGACCCATCACCGGCCGGAATCCATGGGGCCAGCGGCCGACTTCGAATTCGTGGCGCGTTGTCTTCTCACCATCAACGAAAGGCTCTCCGAAATGTCTCTCAACCTCGAAAATCTGCGGGCGGCCGTGCTGAAGCTCGGCGCCGACATCCCTGCGGCTATTGCAGCGGCAGCGAACGGCGCGGGCGATGCGGCCAATCAGGCTGCAATCGACGCGATCACGGCGCAGCTCACGGCGCTCGATGCAGCGCTCACGCCAGCGGCTCCTGCCGCTACGCCCGAACCGGCTCCGGCTCCCGCGGCGGCCTAGCTTGTGACAGCACTCGCGCGCATGCCCGACACCTCGGCCGACCTTGCGAGGATGCCGGCGCATGTGCTGCGCGTGGTGGCGCTCACGCCGGGCGTCTGGTACGACCAGAAGCGCGCGGACTCGGCCGTCGCCTTCTTCGCCAAGTATCTGCGCGGCGTCGAGGGCATCTTCTACGGCAAGCCGATGCGGCTGGCGCCCTGGCAAGAGCACGACATCATCCGGCCGCTGTTCGGCTTCCGCAGGCCCGACGGCACGCGCCTCTTCCGCAAGGTGCGCCTCTGGGTGCCGCGCAAAAACGGCAAGACGACACTCGCAGCGGGCGTCGGCCTCCTCGTGATGGCGGGCGACAACGAACCGGGCGCGCAAATCTATTCGATCGCGACCAACGAAGACCAGGCCACGCTCGTCTTCCGCATCGCGAAGGGAATGCTCGGCCTTTCGCCCGCGCTGCAGGAACGCCTCGAAGCCTTCGCGAAGAAGATCGTGCGCACCGACGCGCTCGGCGGCGAGTGGGCGCCGCTCACCGCAAAGCCGAAGGGCAAGCACGGCCTCAACACGCACCTGAAGATCGGCGACGAGCTGCACGAATGGAGCGGCGGCGACCTCGATCAGTTCGTGCGGCAATCCATGGCGGCCCGCGCGCAGCCGCTCGAATTCGACACATCGACGGCCGGCGAGCGCCGCGGCTATGGCTGGGAAGAGTATCAGCTCGACGCGAAATACCTCGAGGGTTCGCTCGACGATCCGGAAAGGCTGATCGCGCACTATGCTGCGCCAGCCGATGCCGATTGGCGCGAGGAGGCGGTGTGGCAGGCGGCCAATCCGAATTGGGGCATATCCGTGCGGCCTGAGTTCATCGCATCCGAGGCCCGCAAGGCGCTCGACAATCCGAGCAAGGAAAACGACTTCAAGCGCTACCACCTCAACATCTGGACCGAACAGGCGGTGCGCTGGCTGCAAATTCACCGCTGGGTGCAATGCTGCGACCAGGCGCAGCCCGACGCCTGGCGCACCATCCTCGACGAGTGTCGCGGACGGCCCTGCTACATCGGCATCGACATCAGCTCGAACCAAGACCTTTCGGCGGTGCAATATGTGTTCCCGCCTGCTGGCGGCGATCCGCGCACGCGCGTGGCGTGCCGCCTGTATGTGCCGGGCGAAAACATCGAGCTTCGCGTGAAGCGCGACCGCGTGCCCTATGACAAGTGGCGCGACATGGGCGCGCTCTTCGCCACCGAAGGCAACACGATCGATCAGGAGCGCATTTTTGACGACATCGTGCGCGACGCCGCGCCCTTCGCGGTGCGGCGCGTCGGCATCGACAAATGGAACACGGGCTGGCTCGGGCCGAAGCTCGTCGCGCATTTCGGCGAGGATCTCAAGAAAAAGCCGCGCGTGATGATCGTGCAGCAAGGCTATGCCTCGATGTCGCCGGGCGCGAAGGAGCTCGAACGCCTCGTCGTCGCCGGAATGCTCGACCATGGCGGCCACCCGGTGCTCAAATGGATGGCGAGCAACGTCGCGGTGTCGATCGGCAAGCAGGGCGACATCGTGCCGATCAAGGACAAGTCGACCGACCGCATCGACGGCATCGTCGCGACCATTATCGCGCTCACGCTGGCCATGGCCGACGCCGTGCCGGAAGGGCCGAGCATCTACGAACCGTCGCATCCGGAATATCGCGGGCTGATCAGGCTTTAGGGCTTGCCCGCTCTATGATGTAATCCTTGTAGGATCTACCGCATGCCTCGTAAAAGTCGACATCCAGCGTGTGACATAGGTGGCGAATATCGGTCAAAGCATCGGCAACCGCTCTGTCTGTGTCATCTATTGGGTTTACTGCTTTGATAGCCTTACGAGCGCGGCGCAGCGCGACCGCTATCGCCTCGCGTCTTCCTGTGTTCTTTGGTTGTTTGTTCATCTTCGTATCCCTGATTTCCTTGGCTAAGAAGCGGCTGGGCCGGGAGTGGTTGGCAAAGCTGGCTCCTGTGGTCTGTCCAGCGTGGGCTTCGTCCTCTTCCTCATCCAGCGAGGCTCCCGGTTCCGGCTTAACTTTGGTGGGCTCTTGCCTGCCGCTCCTTAGTGAAGGAAATCTTTAGGGTGGGTGCGGCGATCGCCTGTCCAGATCCTATGAACTATAAGTGACACTAAAAGTCACTTTCGGCAAGTATAAAAAACGGAAAAACTGTAAAATACTTCATTCTAAAGTAAAATTGTTTTTCCGGATAAGTATAAGGACACGCCATGGCCTTCTCATCGCGCCTGAAACGCAAAAACGAGGCGACTTCGGCGGTCCATAACCGCGCCATCTATCAGCCAGACGTCGAAAAGTTGCTGCAAATCTGCCAATTGCACAGCGACTTCGACGCGCTGGCAGAGGCGGCGCTTGCGACTGAAGGCGACGAACGCGCCGCGCTCATGACTGAAATGCGCGAAATCAAGGCCTTAATCAGCGAGCTTCGGAATGGCTAAAACCAAGACGGCGACCGCGCTCGTGCCCTATGTCGCGCCGCGCGGCGAAGGCACGCTCACGCGCTGGGCGAAGGGCCTGGCCTCCGGCGTCGCCCGCGCCGTTCGTCCGCAGGCCGCGCTCGACATGCGCGATCCCGTCTGGCAATCCGTGCTCCTCAATGGCGGCTTCGGAGGCCAGCCCTTCCTGCCGTCCGAAGCGGGCGTCACCGTCACGCCCGATCTCGCGATGACGGTGGCCACGGTCTACGGCTGCGTTCGCCTCCTCTCCGAGTCCATCGCCATGCTGCCGCTGCGCCTCTACGAGCGCGACGGCAACAATGAAACCATCGCCGAAGGCCACCCGGTCGACGATCTCCTCTTCTACAGCCCGAACAAGCTGCAGACGCCCTTCGAATGGAAGATGCTTATGGCCGCGAGCCTGGCGCGCCACGGCAACGGCTACACCGTCGTGAATCGCTGGCGCGGGCGCGTGACATCGATCGAGCCGCTCGTGCCGCAACGCATGGCGCTGCGCCAGCTCACCGACCTGACGGCGCGCTACCAGTACACCCACTATGAAGGCCGATACGAGGAGTTCGAAACCGGCGACGGCCAGATCATGCACTTTCGCGGCCTGATGACCGACGGCGTGCGCGGCCTTTCGCCGATCGCGGCGGCGCGCAACGGCCTCGGCCTCGTGATGCAGCAGGAGAACCACGCCTCGAAGCTGTTCACGCAAGGCGCGCAGCCCATGGGCGTGCTGAAATCGCAGCGGCCGATGACGAAAGAGGGCGTCGCGCTTCTCCGCCAGCAGTTCGACGAAACCTTTGCGGGCGTCGGCAATTCGCACCGCACCATCGTGCTCGAAGAGGGCATGGACTGGTCCAAAGTCTCGCTGAACGCCGAAGAAACGCAGTTCCTGCAAAGCCGCAAGTTCTCGCGAAACGAGATCGCCATGTATTTCGGCATTCCGCCGCACATGATCGGCGACGTGGAGAAGGCGACCTCATGGGGCTCCGGCATCGAGCAGCAGGGAATCGGCTTTCTCACCTTCACGCTGCAGCCCTGGCTGACAAAGATCTGCGAGACGATCAACCGCGACCTTCTCACGCCAGCCGAGCGGCGGCGCTACTTCGCGAAATTCGACACCTCGCCGCTCACGCGCGGCGACCTGGCCAGCCGCTCCGCGAGCCTGATCAACCTCAAGAATAGCGGCATCATGACCGCGAACGAGGTGCGCCAGGATCTGAACATCAACCCGTCGGCGGAGGCGGGCGCGGACAAGCTCGTCGTCAACACGAACACCGTCTATCTCGACAGCCCGCAAGTGCGCGAAGGCATCAACCGCACCGCGCAAGAGCTCGCCAAGCAGATGCCGACGAAAGAAGTCGCCGCGCCGAAAGATCCTGTTCCAAAAAACTAGCGCGTAGCGCCAAGGCGCAAGCCTCGGCCCCGGCATATGACACGGGGGAATGTCGTTTCATTCCTGCGACGCGAATTATTGTTCCCGGCAAAGACGAGAAAGTCAAGCCATGCCCCAAAAATTGAGCCTGCCCACCCGGCCGCCAGCGCGCCGGAACGAACAGCCGCGCGCCTTCGTCGACACGGCGAGCGCGACCGCCATCGACATTTACGGCGACATCGGCTTCTGGGGCATCAGCGCGGCCGATGTGCTGGCGAAGCTGCGCGCGGTCCCGGCCGACGGCACGATCCAGCTCCGCATAAACTCGGGCGGCGGCGACGTGTTCGAGGCGATCGCGATTTACAACGACCTGATGGCGCACCCGGCGAAGGTCACGGCCACCGTCACGGGCGTCGCGGCCTCGGCGGCCTCGCTCATCTGCATGGCGGCCGACGACATCGCCATGGGGCCCGGCTCCAAGCTCATGATCCACAATGCGTGGTGCATGGGCCGGGGCAACGCCAACGATTTCGACGCGCTCGCCCGCGACTTGCGCATGGTCGACGCCTCGATGGCCGAAGCCTACGCCGCGCGCTGCGGCAAGCCCGTCGACGAGCTCGCCGCGATGATGGACGCCACGACCTGGCTCGACTGCAATCAGGCGGTCGCGATGGGCCTCGCCGATCGCGTCGACGGCGCCATGAAGACGCCACCGGAGCAAGAGCCCGACGGCGACGAGGACCAGACCGGCCCCGGCGACGAGGACGGCGACGAAAGCGGCAATCCCCGCCGCGCGCACACCAAGCGCTCGCAATTCGTAACGCGTGAACTGTCAGTTGAAACGGTGGCCATGCTCGAACGGCTGGCCGATAAATCGAAAGGAATCGGCTATGCCCGAAACGCGTAGCAATCAAGACCTGATCGAGGAAAGCGTCGCTCGCCGCGCCCAAATCCGCGCCGATCGCGGCTTTAACGACAGCGACGCCACGCTGCGCGAACGCGCAACCCGCGCCGTGGAAGCGCTCGAGCGCAACACGGCGAACGCCCGCTCCGATAACGAAGCGCCCGAAACCGTGCGCGAACGCGCTCGCAACGCCGTCGACCCGGTGCTGCAGGCTCGCCTCGATGCGCAGGATCGCGACTTCGCCGAGATGAACCGCGAGCTTCGCACCGTGCGCAACGCGCTGCTGCTGCGCAATGGCGGCAACGATGCGTCCGACGAGCGCCGCGCCAAGCCCGAATATCAGGCTTACCGCGCCGCAATGCGCGACTGGATGCGCGGCAGGGTGAAAGACGACACCGTCGAGGCGGCGATCCGGCCAGCCTTCCAGGCCCGCGCCATCACATCGGATGACACGAGCGGCGGCTTCCTCGTGCCTTTCGAACTTGAGACGCAGATCGAGCGCGTGCTGACAACCGTCTGCGCGATGCGCAGTCTGGCGACGACGCGCGGCATGACAACGGCGGTTTACAAAAAGCCGTTCAATGTCGGCGGCGCGGCTGGCGGCTGGGTGGCGGAAAAGGACACCAGGCCCGAAACCTCGACATCGAAGCTCGTGATGATGGAGTTCCCGGCTTTCGAATATTATGCGATGCCCGCGGCCTCGCAAACCATGTTCGACGACGCGTCCTTCGATGTCGAAAGCTGGCTCGCCGAAGAGATTTCGATCATCGCGACCGAAAGCGAGGGCGACGCCTTCATAAACGGCGATGGCGTCGTGAAACCGCGCGGCTTCCTCTCCTATACGATCGCCGCGAATTTGAACTACCCGACGAAGGACACGACCACGCCTTCGACCTTCGCGCAGGTCGGCTATGTCCCGACCGGCGTCGCGGCGGCGCTGACCGATAGCACGCATAACGGCGAAGACGCGCTCCTCGACCTCTATCACGCGCTTCGCCCGGGCTATCGCAACGACCCGAGCGTCGCATGGCTCTTGAGCGACTCCACGCTGGCGCAGGTGCGGAAGTTCAAAGACAGCTACGGCCAGTATTTGCTCGCGCAGCCGATGGGCACGGCCGACCAGCCTCCCCGCCTCCTCGGCAAGCCGGTCGAGGTTGACGAAAATATGCCTGCCGTCGCGGCGAACAGCTATTCCATCGCGTTTGCGGCCTGGAAAAGCGCCTATCTCGTCGCCGATCGCGTCGGCATGCGCCTCTTGCGCGATCCGTACAGCTCGAAGCCTTACGTGCTGTTCTACAACACGCGCCGCGTCGGTGGCGGCATTCAGAACTTCGAGGCGATCAAGCTTCTGAAGACAGCCGCGTCATAGTTCACACCGGCGCGCTTAGCCGACGCGCCGATGTTCGGCCGCCTGGTTAATCCCCAGCCAGGCGGCCGCCCCCTCACCGATTTTCGCAAGGATCGTCACCATGAACTTGAAAGACCTGTTTACGCACCTTCTGCCCACGCGCGCGGTCGCGCCGGGCACGTACACCACGACGCCGTCCTCGACCGTCATCGACCTGCAGGGCTATAAGGGCGCGCTGTTCCTGATCGATGTCGGCATCGGCGGCATCACCTTCACGGGCACGAACAGCATCACCTTCGAGCTGCAGGACTCGCCCGATAATTCGACCTTCACCGACGTTGACATCACGAAGGTGATCGGCATTTCCGATACGTCGCTCACCGGCGGCGTGGTCAAGTCTTTCACGGCCGCGAAGGCCGCGGCTTCGCTGAACGCCATCGGCTATGTCGGCGGCCAGCGCTATCTGAAGCTCATCGCGAACTTCAACGGCACGCACGGCACGGGCACTTTCGTCGACGTGAAGGCGATCCTCGGCGAAGCGGCCTTCCAGCCGGTCCAGGCCCGCATCGCGGTCGCCAACTAGCTAGTCCCCCATTGTAAGCGTAAGCGGCCAGGCCGTCCCCCACCTGGCCGCGCAATTTCCGAGGGCCTGCCATGTATCTCGCTCGCACCGTTGCGCCGTCTGGCCCGATCCTCACTCTCGCCGAGGCGAAGGCGCAGCTCCGCATCCCGTTCACCGACGAGGATGATCTGATTACCAGCTACATCGCGCTTGCGACCGAATATCTGGAAGGCTTCAACGGCCGCGCCGGTTATTTGGGCCGCGCGCTCCTCACGCAGACTTTCGAGCTTCGTCTCGACGAATTTCCGCCATACACGACGCCCGTGGCCGTCTACCCCATGGGCAACTGGCCGTCCTACAGCGTGGCCGCGCCGATCGTGCTGCCGATGCCACCGCTGCAAAGCGTGACCAGCGTCCAATATCTCGACTCCACGCGCACGCTGCAGACCATGGACCCGTCGACATACATCGTCGAAACCGCGATGCTGCAGGGCCGCATCACGCTGCCGCAGAGCCAGGCGTGGCCGACCGATGTCGCGGTCGAGCGCGACGCCGTGCGCATCACCTTCGTGGCGGGCTACGGCGCCGACGAAAGCGCGCTTCCCGCAGGCATCAAGCAGGCGGCGAAGTTGCTCGTCGGCATGTACTACATCAACCGCGAGGGCGGAACCGACACCAAGGGCGGCTTCGGCTTCGCGCTCGATGCGCTTCTCTCGCAACATCGCATTCCGGGATTTTGACCATGGGCGCGGGCGACTATAACCAGCCAATCGTTTTCGAGACACCGGGCAGCACCCCGGACGGCTACGGCGGCACGGTCCTGACCTGGACGCAAGTCGGAAACCGCACCTTCGCGAGCATCCAGCCGGTGATCGGCGGCGGCGAGCGCGAGGCCGAGGGCGCGCTGCGTTCTCCGACCACCTATGCGATCAAGCTTCTGCGCCGCGAGGACATCACGGCAAGCATGCGCATCCGCTGGCAGCAGAACACCGTCACGGAGATCCTGAACATCCGCAACATCCGCCGCGGCGCGCCGCGCGAGCTCACCATGACGATCATCGCCGAAAGCGGCGTCACGCAGTAAGAGGCGCGGCCATGTCGAAAATCGTGAGCGCGCGCACCGGCCGCTTCGACGACGCGAAGGCCCGCGCGCTCCTCGCCGTCGAAACGGTCACGGAGCAGGCAGCGAAGCTCGTACAGGCCGAAGTCGTCTCCCGCGTGCCCGTTCGCACCGGGAGGGCGAAGGCCTGGCTGGCGAGCCCTGAAGCGCTTGGCAAGCTGCGCAAGGCTGGCGGCTGGCGCTTCGGCCTCATCACGCCGGAGCTTCGGAAGAACGCGCATTATCTGATTTTCGTCGAGTACGGCACCAAGGGCTACAGGCGCGGCCAGGTGCGAACCTACAAGACCAAGGGCGGCAAGCTGCGCACGAAGAAAGTCGCGAAAGGCGTGCCGGCGCGGCCCGCGCATCCCTTCTTTCGCCCGGGCGTCGACGCAGCGCGCGGCAAGGTCAAGTCGATGATCACGCAGGCGATGGCCGACGCCCTGAAAGACTGACAAATGGCATTACACGAACTGGAAGTGCACAAGGCCATCTTCGACGCCTTGACGGCGGCGCTTACGACGGTGCCCGTCTACGACATCGCGCCGGAAGACGCGGCTTTCCCGTTCGTCGATATGTCTTCGCAGCAGGCGCTCCCGATCGTGTCCGGCGCGGGCGGAACGCCGCTCTCCGGCGAGTTCGCCGAGCATCGCGTCTACCTGACCGTGTGGAGCAATTATCGGGGCCAAGCCGAGGTGCTCGGCATCAACGCGCAGATTTATGCCGCGCTGCATAACCAGAAGCTGACGCTAAGCGCGGGAAACGCCGTGCTTTGCCAGATCGACGCGGCGGAAAGCCGTCTCGATGCCGACGGGCTCACCCATCAGGGCGCCGTCACCGTCCGTTTGCTCGTCGCCAATTAGGAGGATTTCACCATGCCAGGAACGCCCGTCAAAAATGCCGGTACCAAGATCTTCATTTCCGCCTCGGCCGGCGCTTCGGCGTCGGTGCTCATCGACGGCGTTTCCGATATTTCCGGCTTCGGCGTCACCCGGAAGGAGATCGATGTCACCGCGCTTTCCGACAAATGGCGGCGCAGGCTGAAGGGGCTCAAGGATGGCGGCGCGATCGATATAAGCGGGCAGTTTCGAAGCGACGATCGGGGGCAGCAATATCTCGCGCAGGCCGTCAACACGGAAGCGCCCTGGGGCTTTCAGGTGCAGATTCCGGATTCGAAGGGGACGGCGAATTCGACATGGACCTTCTTCGCGCAGGTCATGAGCTACGAGCCATCGTCCGGCAAGGTCGACGGCGTCGTCGAATTCAAGGCGCAGCTCCTCGTCGATCAGTCCATCACCTTCGCCGCGGCGTCCTGATAAATGCAAGCGCAAGTCCCTGAGAAACACGGCGCGCACGCCGAGAAGATCGCGCTCGGCGGCCGCATCTATCATGTCCGGCGCACCTTCGATTTGATGGTGCGCATCGAAGAGCGCGCCGGGCCGCTGATGACCATTCTGCGCGCCATCAATGACGGGCACCGCGATATCGCGCATCTGCCCGTGGCAAAGCTCGCGGCCGTGTACGAGGCCGTCCTCGACGGCGAGAACGTGCCGCGCCATGAGATCGAGGATCACATCCTGACGGCCGGACCGATGCGCGCCATGCAGCCGATCGCGGCGCTCATCCTGAATTTGTTCATCGGCGACGAGCGCTTCCAGAAACGCCTGCAGGCGGCGAAAGACGAGGGCGATCTAAACCCTCAGACGGCCGCTTCATCCCATGGGCCGACCTTTTTGGAGCGGCGGCAAGACTAGGATGGACGCCGAGCGAGTTCTGGCGCTCGACGTTCTTTGAATTGACGGCCTGGCTCATGGCCAGATTCCCCGAATTGACGCAGGCGCCGGAGACGGCGGCGGAGAAGCACGCGCGCATCGCATCCATGCTCGACGCAATGCCCGGCGTGCGGCGCATCACTTAAACGAAGGAGATGGCCATGGCCACCTATTCAACGCAATCGATTACCTCGGCCGGCGTGGGGCCGACCTACAACGCAGCGGGATCAAGCGGCGACCTTGTGGCCGTCGGCTCGCAAGAGCGCGATTACATCCACGTCAAGAACGGCAGCGGCAGCCCGATCACGGTCACGATCGCGCCGCAGGTCACGAGCGTCTACCAGGACGGCGTCGGGCAGATCACGCCTCCGACGATTTCCGTCAGCGTGCCCGCCACGACCGGCGAGCGGCTCATCGGCCCGATCCCGGCCGCCTACATCAACAGCGCGGGCCAGGTGGCCATCTCATGGTCGAGCAACACCAGCGTGACGTTCGCCGCGCTTACCCTCACGGCCGTTAGCCGCGGCTATATGTGATCGCTTTAACCTTTGAGGAGACGGCCCCATGGCTACATTTTCCACGCAGAACGTCAGCCTCTCGGCGGGCGTCACGCCGACCTATAACACGCCGACCATAACCGGCGATCTTGTCAACGTCGGCGGCACCGAACGCGATTTCCTTTATGTGAAGGTCGGCGTGTCGGGACCGACCACGCTGACGATCGCGCCGCAGGTCACGAGCGTCTACCAGGACGGCGTCGGGCAGATCACGCCTCCGACGCTGAGCTTCACCATCTCGGCCAGCACCGACAAGATCGTCGGCCCCATCCCGGCGGCTTACATCAACAGCGCG